TGGTGATCAAAGAGTGCGGAATCATCGAAGAATTATGCGTATCAACCTATTCTATCAATTCAAGGATCATCAATTCATTGCTGCGCTATGTTGACAAGGGGCTGATTAAATCAGTTTACATCACCGTTTCAGATTCCATTCGCCAGAAAAATACCAGGGTCTATGATCAGCTGATTGCATTGTCGGAGAGAAAACCGATCAAGGTTACTTTATCCTGGAATCATTCAAAGATCGCACTGATCCGCGCAGGAAACTATTACCTGGACATTGAAGGATCCGGGAACTGGGCAGAAAACGCCATGCACGAACAATATGTATTTGTAAACTCAAGAAAAGTGTTTGAATTCCGTAAAAATGAAATCCTAAATGGAATTAACCCCGTCGCAGTTTAAGGATATCGAAAACCTTGCTGCCATAAATTACAGCATAAGGCAAATTGCCATGTACCTCGATGTTGACTATAAGTTACTGCTCAGCTCATTCAACAAACCTGATTCCAAGGTCCGTTATCATTACGACCGTGGGAAACTCATTACCCAGGCCGAAATTGACAAGGCAAACCTCAAAAGGGCCAAAGATGGCAACATGACCTCCATCCAGCAATGGAAAAAGGATTCCAACGCTCAAAAACTCGAAAATCTGAAAAAGCAGGTGTTTTTCGACGAAGAGCAAACCGAATATGCACAGCTGCAGGCGCTGATCGAGCGCGGAGAGACCGCCAACCTGCCCGAAAAGGTCGTAAACTTCTACGAACAGATTGATTTCATCCGCTGTTTGTACAATAAGTATGAATCAAAGAGTTTCATCATAAACGCTGTTGTAAAACAGTTTCCATTACTTTCAAAGTACCAGGCAACAAACCTGTATTACGAATGCCTTAACTTTTTCAACCTTGACAACCAGGTTAAAGTCGAAGCCTGGGCAAATATCTATGCCGACCGGCTTGACAACATGGCACGTATTTGCTACGAGCTCAACGATTTTGAAACAGCCCGGAGACTGACCATGGACGCGGCCAGTATGCGTGGTGTGGGAAAAGAGAAACCAAACGAGATCCCTGAAGAGTTACTGGATCGCCGGCCAACATTCTACACGATGAAGATTGAAGATATTGGCTTGCCAAAAGCCAACCGGCACCTGCTTGCTGAATTCATTGACAACATCGATGTATCGGAAAAGGAGAGAAGACTATACAAGCGTGAAGCTATGATAGAAGATGTTCCATTTGAAATGATAGAAGATGCCCAAGATTAAGCTCAACCCCATCGATGCGGATATTAAGTACTCGAACTGGATATCCACCCTGATTGACATCATCAAACCGACAAATCTGTATCTGTATGGAGGTCGCGGAACGGCCAAAAGTACTGAGATACTTGCAAAAAGGTCTATCGATGTGATTTACGACATGCCCCGGGCCAGTTTTGCCTTTGTGTCTGATACCTATGTCAACCTGATGACAAACATCATCCCGGCAATCCTGTTGGGATGGGAAAGCCGGATGAAATTCTTTGAGAAATACCACTTTGTGGTTGATGAGGCTCCTCCGGATCACTGGAAGAAACCCCTGGTGAAAACATTCTCATACAAACACACGATTTCAACCTTTAACGGCTGTAAGTTTTTCCTCACATCGCTTGACCGGCCATCTTCCAACGCAGGTATCAGCGTAGTTCACCATTTTGGAGACGAATCCAAATACCTTCAATGGGATAAGCTTAGCAAACTGTTTCCTACACTTCGGGGTGATTACGCTCTTTACGGCCATTCACATTATTTCATGGGTCAAACCTTCTGCTCCGACATGGCCGATCCTACTGTGGGTGAAAGTGACTGGATGCTCCGCATGGAAAAAAACATGGATAAAAAGCAGATCACCCAGATCATCCAGTGTGCGATGATCCTGAATGAGATCAATCTGGAGCTTTACCATGCCAGGCAAAAAAACGAGGATCCGCTGAAAATTGAAAATATCACCAGAAATCAAACCAGATGGATGGATAGATTAAGGAAAATCCGCACCGACAGTACCTTCTTTTACATTGTCAGTTCCTTTGCCAATGCCGATATCCTTACCCTCAAGTACTTTGAGAACCTTCTGGCAACACTCACTTTTGAAGAGTTCAAAACCTCTGTTCTATCGATCCGCAAAACCCTCGAAAAAGGTGCCCGCTTCTATGGTGCCCTTGCAGATAAACACTTCTACATTGATGGCTACAACTACGACTACTATGACAAATTCGGCATAAGGGACAACATATCGCAATCCAGTGCAGGCCTCAGGTACATCCATCCAGACAAATCCATTGAGGCCGGATTTGATGCAGGCAACATGATGAGCCTGGTAATAGGTCAGCAGCAGGGAGACATATACAGGGTACTGAAGGGAATATACACCATAAACCCTGAATCTATTCGGGAGTTAGGTGATAAGTTCATTCAGTTCTTTAGCACCCATAAGCGCAAAGTGTTGCATTTATATCATGACAGATCAACCAATGCTTATCGTAAGATAGGCAGGGATATCGCTACTCAGCTAAAGCATGATATCGAGTATGACAGGCATGATAAGCGTACAGGGTGGTTGGTGCAGCTGATGAGCATAGGTCAGGGCAACATAACGCACAGTGATGAGTTCAACATCATGAACATCATGATGGGTGAGAAGGATAAGCGCCTGCCCAAACTGTTAATAGATAAGTTTGAATGCAGGGAGCTGAAGAGCCAGTTAGAGATCACACCAGTAGCCAAGACTGCTAAGGGTGAGATCATGAAGGTAAAGAAAGGAGATAAGTTACCACCATCACGACTGGCCATGGAGTCTACTAACTTCTGTGATGCATTCAAGTACCTTATATGCAGACCCACATGGCTCACCATGGCACGGCAAAAGCGTGGGCTAACGTTTGGTTCCCTTAACATATAACTTCATTCAGTACATGTGATGCACATGTGCAATAGGTGTGTGATTTCAAAAACGAAATCCCGCACCATTGTGGCATTTCTGTGCGCTGCGCTCATATATCCGCCCCTGCTGAGGGCACGAATATGCACTGCGGCGGCTGGGCGGGTCGTCTGGAGGTGCCTTCTGTCTTTTGGAAAAGACAGCCAAAACAGGTTAAAAGGTTGAAATAGTGATAAATAGTGAAAACAAGATTTTTAAACCTTAAAAAAATCGACTTCTTTTTTCTTTGTTAATGAACGACAAAGAAAAAAGAAGCAAAAAAGAAGTTGTTCTATGTGCATAAATTTTTCAACCGGCGTGCCAGAAGCCAAAATAAACCCGCAGGGCAGCGGTAACAAAGATGATTACTACAGTTATTACAAAAGATGGATTGCAGAAAATTGCAGCTGAAAAGGGTAACGGTAACGGAAACCAGAAAAAGGAGACAGCCCTGGTAGTTACCGAAAAGAAGGAGGCAGCTCCACCAGCGCCTGATGTTAAAAAAGAGATGACGCTGATAGAGCGTATCATGAAAATTGAAAACCTGCAGCTCATCGTTGACAAGCGCGGAAAGATGGTGCAGACTAAATCGGAGCTGGAACGGTTCCAAATCGCTTCCAATGATTTCAACTGCACGCTGCGGATGAACGATTCAGATGGCAATACGTTCACCACGAGTTTCACACCGGGAATCAAGAAGGTAATCGGATTCTTACTGGCTGCCTTCGATGCAAGTATTGCTGAAACAGAAGAGAAAATTAACTTCTGAATTTTAGGTGGTTCCGGCTGGCGCCGGAACCACCTATTTTTTTGATCGTACTGCAAAAGTGTGTCCTTTAAAAAAAAAACTCATTCAGTTATGTTTGCCATATGAACACCGAGGAAACCATCGACCTGTATGAGGCAATCCGACAAATGAGAAAATTATCCTCAGAAGATAAGACTTTCTCATTTTCTCATGCAACTTACAACAACGATACTGAGACCAGCGATGGGATCAGGTACGTGAAAAGCGCACGGCTGAGACCATCAGCAAAGGGCGATGACCTGGTAAATACAAATTACAAACTTTTTTATTTCGACGAAGATATGAAAGAGCCTCGCCTGTGCTGGCAAATGCTCATCATGTTTTTTGAAGATAAAAGGGTTGTGCTCAACTAAATCGCATGACAAACATGACGAATACCGATGTAAAGATTGTACGTGAAGGAAACAAAGCCTTCGGAATAACACCTGTTGGCGTGTATGCCTTCGACGTTGTTG